TCTTTAAGTTTCTTTGCATAATGCCTTTTATCCTCTGCCTGTTTAGTAGCTTTTGCTGCTCGTTTTTCTGCATCTCGTAACCTCTTTTGTGATTGCTTACGTGCTTTTACAGCGAAAGAATAGTAATAGTTTGATTTAGGTGCGTTGGGATCTTTCTTAGGTCGCCCACGCTTTCGTTGTTCGGTCATTAATCAGTTATTGGTACTTTACGAATTGTTGTTTTAGAATATATTTTACCACCTGAAGCAAATTTAAAATTTCCCCTTTTATCAACTGATAAATCTTTTTTCTTTTTTAAATCAGGATATGATCTATCTATCTTTTGAGACTTAGCTATTTTTTCCCCACTGTCTCTTACATTTTGCATAACTTCTTCTAGCGTAGTGCGAACACCCATTCTAAAACTTGCTTTTGCATCTTTATTCATTTTATCGTAGTCATCTACTTTTGCAAAAATTTCTCTAATCTCTCTCTGTTTACTTTTTTCCAAATCTTTATTGTAAAGATACCGTGCTAAAGCTCTTAAAGGAGTTGTTACATATCCTAGCTTTTTATCATCAAACTTTTTTTGAATTTGTTTTATTTTATCGTTAGTGTCCATCGATAGTTACCCCTTTTTTCGGTGGAAGCAATACAACACCGTGTATGGCTTGTACATTTACGTTTGTTGTTTCTTGTTTACCCAGTCCAACCCTGTTTAAAAGCGATTCTGCAGCCCTGAAGCGTAGATCGTCTCCTCTTTCAGGCACTGGGTTGTCAATTGTGCTTACAAGGCGTGTAGCCGCCTTAAATGCGTTCATAGACAGTACATTTTGTGTACGTCTGATAATCTCATCTGCAAGTGAATTACGTAACCATGTGACTGATCCCTTCGCATATCCTGCTTTTACGGCTGCATCGGTTACATTTCCACCGTTATCAAAGAGGTTTTCAAGAAACTGCTCTTGTTGTGGTGTTATTTCACGTTCTTTTTTTGTTTGTTTGGGTAGTAGATTTGGCACAACGGTATGCTCTTGGTTGCATATTAGGTCTATGGTAAGGCATTTCCATTGCTATTTCGTAAACTCGTGCCAAACATTTGTCTTTTGTGACGTATGGCCCACGAGTATCCTGCAATTCCTCACAATATTGAGGTAATTGTGGCTGTCCCCATAGACATGCTAGTACAAATGCTTCAAACATAGACTTATTTTCGGTTAAATTACACGAATTGTCAATAAATAAAGCGTAATACACGTAAAAATACAAATAATACTTGGTTGCATGTGCTTTTATTGAGTATTCGTTACTTTTATAATAAGAATATACAGATAAATAGTCAAGTAATAAATTATTTTATTGACAAACCGTAAATCCGACTATACAATCGGAGTGTAACCCTCCGGGAAATACACTATACCCCCCAAAATAACTGTTCTTAGTATAGGGACACGCTCTCCCTGCAGCGTTTATCTATATAGGGTATCCCAATACGTTGCACCGTAATGTGTACAAGTAACTAATTTACCAAAAAATATGGCTAGATTGCATACAAGTACCCAGTACCCCCCAGTGGCCCTTGCGAACCATATAGCTGTTACAGCAAACCAAAGGCAAACAATGTCAACATTTTATTTTATTTAGATCAAGCCTAGAATATTAATCTTTCGTGTGTACATATGCGTAAACTTCCATTGACATTTTTATAACTCGTACAATTAACCCAAGATATAAACCTTTTATTGCTATATTGCGTTTATTTACTCGTATGAAGCATAAAAGAATAAACCTTTAATATTAATCATTTAAGTATTTATTAAGGTTATACGCAAAGAAAAACCCCCCAAGCTAAACTTGGAGGGCATTTTGGAGGAAATACGCTTAATGCGTAATATTATTATTGCATCAAATCAGTATTTAATGCAACAAGTTTATATTCACCAGACTTAATTTTTTTTCTGGTTTCATGGATATCTTCACCAAGAAAAACATTTCTATATCTTCCAGTTGTTGAACTATAATCCCAGTATTCACGATCTAGATATATTTGATAAGTGTCGCCATCATCAACCTTAGTTGCAACAATAGAATTATATGATTGAAATATAGTTCTTTTTAAATAGTCAGATACTTCAGTAATAATGAATTGGTTTACTACTGGTTTACCTTGCCTATTTTCCATATTTTTTACCTTAATCATTTTCATTATTGCACCTTTTCTTTCTTCTTTGATAGTTCAATCAATTCTTCTAAATCGTATTGATGATGATCTTTCTTCATAACTACCCTTGAGTGATCATTAAAGAATACGTAACGACCAATATTCATTTTATCAGCTAGTTTTTTTTGATTTGCTTTTGATACCACACAACTAAATTTGCTTTTTAAAACTTCAATAACTTGATCAGTGGTAGTATTAATTGAAATAGTCCCAACATGATCATTATTTTCATCGTACATACGAATAAAAAAAGCTCCAAAGTCATCAAATAAAGCGTATTGAATTGTTATTCTTTGACCACCAATTCTAGTCACTTTGAAATTATCTTTTTCTTTATATTCGTTTTTATAAAGTGTGATTGATGTATTTATATTGTTAGTCATTTTTATTTTCTCCTATGAAAAAAGGCTAGATTAATTTCTAACCTAGCCTAATTAAATATTATATTTTTTATTTAGTCAATTAATAATATAAATTATAAACTACCTTTTTATTAACAAAATATTTATCTGAATAAGTATTATATGATATAACTTTTTCATTAAATAATACTTCAATCCAATCATTAACAACACCTTTGCGTAAGCCAGTTCGTCTGACAATTGAATTGACTTTTAAGCCATGTGAAGCTTGTGACAATACAAAAAATATAAGTCTTTTGTCAGTGTTGATTAAGCCAATTGCTTGATAGTGTGACCAAGCTTGACGTAATGACTTAGCCATGTCAAAAATTCTGACACGACTACGTGACGATTTACCGTATTTCTTAATAGCGTTTTCGCTTACTATTTCAATACCTTCGATTATGTCTGATATTTTTCTAACTGTACTCATTTCGTAACCTCATAGTCTACTTTAATATTCCACGAATAAACAAGAGGAACTACTGGATCTTCATCTATAGTAATACCTAAGTCTGTTAGAACGTCTGCAACCATTTCACTGACCAATTCTGTATTTTTCTTACTTAAATTATCAGTAATGTTAATCGTTTTTACACTCATTGTTTAAACCCCTTTCATTCTGATATTAGTTATACGATCAGCTATAACAATACCGTTGCAAGTATCACAACATCTACCGTCAGCTAAAGGTAAGGCATTATTGCCCTCGTACCAATATGTGTCGATACCATCCCTATCTTTACCAAGATATTTTGGTGTAATAGTTTGATTACAAACGACACATATTTTGAGTTGAGATTTATCTATAGTCATATAATTTCCTTCCTATTATAAAATTAATGATATGATAGCTACGATTAAAATAATCATAGCTACCTTATAAATTGTCGCAATTAAATCTGTCATTAGGCTACTTCCAATTCCTTCCAAGCATCACATTCAATGACATCTCTAACTTCATCGTTACGTGTTCTTTGTACAGATGGAACATCAGCCGTAGATTTACCACTACGAATTTTTTGTAGTTTCATCTCTTTAGTAACTGGATCAAAAACTTCTCTTTCAATAGTTTCGTCAGTATGAGTTGCCCAATGTGTCAAAGCATTATATCCTGCCCACATAGTCTGACCAAGTTCAGTTTGTTCTTTTTCAAATCTATCCAGTAAATAATTCATTTTAGTTTCATTAACTGGTTTAACTAAATTAGCTTTCGCAGATTTAGTATTCTTTTTACAAATTGTATCTTTTAAAATATTACCAAACTGTTCAAGAGACATTTTAGAAACATTCCATTTAGTCATTTGTTCTGACTGGCTAGTCCAATGTTCCAATCCAATTTGTGCTTTAGTCATCATAGCCGTAGTAGATAAATTACGAGTATGTTTTGCAACTTGATGGTAAGCTTTTTGACCACCAAACACCATTGTATTTTGGCAAAGGTTACGATACGCACCACTAAAAACTTGGAATGACCAAGACATATCACAACTATTATAAATATCTATTCTGCTTAAAACTTTATCTTTCTGACTAGCAATTTGCTTTTCTAAATCGTGGAAAAATATAGTCC